ACCCACCTGGTTTTTTAGCAGTAAGCGATTACCTCGCCAGGCATTGCTGCGTCAATGGAGAAAGGTAGCCACAACTGGTAACTGTGAAAGAGGCCAGGGCTGGAGAGTAGGGGAGACACATCACAGGGCTAAATTAACTGATGAAGATGTAGAACTTATTAGGTTATTACAAGAGAGCGGCATGAAACTTGTTGAAATAGCCAAGAAATTTGAGTGTTCACCACAGAACATTTGGATGATAGTTAATTACCGCAGCCGAACTGGTGTGGGAATGGCAGCAAGAAAAGTTTTTGAATAATGAAAAGGAGTAACCATTGATGCGTAAATGGATAAAGCTCTCTACCACAGGAAAGACCCAACGAGGGCCAGGTTGGAGAATTGGGGAGACACATCACAACGCCAAGCTTACAGATGACGATGTTGAGTTGATTCGATCATTACGAGAGCGTGGTATGAATGCTGTAGAGATTGCTCGCAAGTTTGATTGTACTCCTTCAAATATTAGTGCCATAACAAATTACCGAACTCGTAAATTAAGGCTTAAATTTTTAAATAATGAAAAGGAACCAATATGAAAAAGTTAATACCTGATTCAAAAGTAACAATTCGAGAAGGGTTGCCAGCAGCAAAATGGCGCAGTCTTAATAAGCAATATTGTCTTAATAAGCAATATTTAAAGAAGCGAAAGTCTTTCGAGCCTGGCTTAGATTTTGGCATTGAATACTTCAAAGGAAAGCCAACTAAATTTTGGGATGGAGTGCTACTGGGATTGATCCTGGGCTACATTCCTTATCTTTGGCATATGCATCTGTAATGCTAGAGCCTGGCAAAGAGTGTTCATTATGTAGTAGTGATTATGATCCTGAAGAGGGCGGCGTCCAGGGCTACTTTGGAATCGTTCCTGTCACCTTTTGTACTTGGTGTCTAAACAGCATTAGAGATATGTGTGAACAAATGTTTGATCCCATTGAGGAGGATGAAGAATGTTAACAACAATTAACTTGCAGAACTTGGGTTATAGTCTAAGCATGGCTAAAAAACCAATGAAGAAACCCAAGACTAAAAGACCTACAAAAAGAAAAGGATATTAGTTATGGTTGAAGATAAAGAAATTAGTCCCTCTTACTATAAGAGCGGGAAGGGTATAGAGCTTTGTGATGTGTTGATTGCTTTTAAGTGTGACTTTCTTATGGGCAATGTGATTAAGTATGCAATTCGATACTCTGAGAAGGGCGAGAAGGGCGGAATTAAGGCATTACGCAAGGCTAATTGGTACATTAATCGAATGATTGATGAAGAGCTAAAGAATGGGAAGCAAGATGGCAAGACCTACTAAGTACAAAAAGGAAATGTGTGAGACGGTTATCGAGCTGATGAAAGAGGGAGCTAGTCAGGATGAAGTGATTGGTCACCTGGATATTTCAAGAGATACATTCTATCGATGGAAGGAAGAACACCAAGAGTTTTCGGACTCCATAAAAAGGGGTGTCAGATTATCTCAAGCTTGGTGGGAAAAACAGGGAAGGATTAGCCTGAAAGATAGAGAGTTTAATTACACAGGCTGGTACATGAATATGAAGAATCGATTCAAGTGGGCTGATAAGCAAGAAGTAAAGAATGAAGGGATCACGACTGTTATTGTGAAGTCAAAGATTCCACACTACCCAGGTGAACAGGACGAACCAGGTTACGATGAAAGCTGAAGTAGAATTAGTTTATAACCCTCACAAGTATCAAGCAGAGATACATGAGAAGCTGAAACGATTCTCAGTATTAGTTTGTCACAGGCGTTTTGGTAAAACTTTTCTTGCAATTGCCACTTTGATTGATGCAGCCATATCAACTGATAGAGAGAACCTTAGGTTTGGATATGTGGCCCCCTTTCAGAAACAAGCCAAGCAAGTAGCCTGGGATTATCTTAAACAGTTTGCGTTGCCTATTCATGGAACGATTGCAAATGAATCAGAGACCTCTATTACATTTACGAATGGAGCCAAGATAAGGCTTTACGGAAGTGACAATGGAACGGCTATGCGTGGCTTATATTTTGATGGGGTCGTGTGTGACGAGATAGCTGACTTTAGACCTGAGACCTGGCCTGAGATTATTCGTCCCGCGTTAACAGACTCTCATCACAAGGGCTGGTGCTTATTTATTGGAACGCCGAAAGGACTGAATCAATTCTATGATCTTTATCAGTATGCTCAGAAAGACCCTGAATGGTATGCGGGGATGTATCGCGTTGATGAGACTGACATCTTGGATGATGAAGAGATACGAATGGCTCGCAAGACGATGGATGAGAATCAATATAGGCGTGAGTTCTTATGTGACTTTAGCGCTTCGATGGATAACGCTTTAATCACGATTGATAAGGTGACTGATGCTGCTGCAAAGAAAATGACTGAGGCAGACATTACAGGTTCAGCAAGGATACTCGGAGTGGATGTGGCTCGCTTTGGTAGTGACAGGAGTGTGATACAGAAACGCCAGGGACTTGCAGCCTTCGAGCCAAAGATATTTGATGACATTGACAATATGACACTCGCTGGAATGGTGGCTCAAACGATTAACGAGTGGGAGCCTGATGCAGTCTTCATTGATTCAGGAAGAGGTGAAGGTGTGATTGATAGACTCAGGCAGCTTGGTTACTTCATTACGGAAGTTAACTTTGGTGGTAAAGCATTGAGTCCAACCTACAACAACAAGCGCTCAGAGATGTGGGACAACATTCGCATATGGCTTGATGATGGTGGAGCCTTACCCAACCATACCGATTTAAAAACAGATTTATGTGTACCCCTTTACAAGTTCGATTCAGGTAATCGACTACAGCTTGAGAGTAAGGATGACATCAAGAAGAGAGGTGGAAGGTCACCTGACCTGGGCGATGCCCTGGCATTGACATTTTCTTACCCAGTAGCAGCCAAGAAGCTAGGCCACTTTGGCTTTAAAGAAGAAGCCGTATTGGCTGATTATGATCCATTCAATTAGGAGATATTATGTGTAGTAGTAGAAGACCCGCCCCACCGCCACCACCCCCAGCCGCAATTGCCCCGCCCGCCGCTCCGCCAACCCAGGCTTCAGCAGCAGTTAAAGCAGCAAGGAGGGGTGAGAAGGTAGCAGCAGCTCAACTACAAGGTCGCAAGTCAACCATACTGACAGGGCCAAGAGGGTTAATGGCTGAAGCGAATATTCAAAAGAAAACTTTGTTAGGAGCTTAGTATGTGTTTTTTCGGAGGAGGTGGAAGTGGCCCACAATCATCAGCAGACATTGCTGCGGGTGGCTATAGACCGCCAATAAAGACATCGAGTCAGGCAGTTAATGCAGCTAATCCGCATAGTGATGCTGCAACACCGCAAGGGCAAAGAGTAGCCGTTACAAACCAAAACACAGCAGACCGCAACACAATAAGAAGGGCGGATAGCTATGGTTCTAAGCAAGCAGCAACGCAAAGTAAAAGTAAATCAAATACTTCAGCAGTCCAGGGTGGCAAAACAATTATGAGTGCGCTTAACAATTACAACAAAGCAAACAAGAAAACCATATTAGGGAGTTAGTAGTGGCAAAGACAATGGATTATATGAGACGATGGACGGACATCAAGGATGAGCGTTCTACTTACTTCGGACATTGGGAAGAGCTGAGTGAGTTTATTATGCCCAGGCGAGGACGATTCCTAACCTCGAAGAGTAATGATGGTTCAAAGAAGAACAGCAAGATCATTGACTCAACTGGATCAATGGCGGTCAGAACTTTATCTGCTGGAATGATGAGTGGTATTACCTCGCCCGCAAGACCCTGGTTCAGACTCGCAACACCTGACTCAGCACTCATGGAGCAGTCAGAAGTCAAGCAATGGCTGTTTGCTGTTGAAAAGAAAATGAGAGACATCTTCTCACGATCTAATCTCTACAATTCATTACAGACTATTTATGAAGAACTCGCAGTCTTTGGTACAGGCGCATTACTCATTAGTGAAGACTTTGATGATGTCATTCGTTGTTATCCATTTACTGTAGGTGAGTATGGCATAGCACAATCGCACAGGCTCCAGGTCGATACCTTTTATCGTGAATTCAATATGACTGTTGCCCAGGTGGTTGAGCAGTTTGGCCTAGACAATTGTAGTGATGCTGTTCAAACCATGTTTAAGAGTGGACAGCTGGATAAGTGGGTAGAGATACTGCATGTGATTGAGCCTAACTCAGCGCGTGAGTATAACAAGAAAGATAACCTCAATATGCCTTACCATTCATGCTATGTCGAGAAGGCCAGTAAGAATGAGCGCAAACTCTTAGAGAGTGGCTTTGAAGAGTTTCCAATCCTAGCACCGCGTTGGCATGTCACAGGCGTTGACATCTATGGAAGGTCTCCAGGTATGGATGTCCTGGGAGATATTAAAGCTTTACAGATTGAGCAAAAGAGAAAAGCTCAGGGTATTGATAAGATGGTGAACCCACCACTCCAGGCCCCTTCATCCCTTCGAGGTCAATCAGCTAGTGTGTTACCTGGTGGAGTCACTTATGTGGATACCATGCAAGGAACCCAGGGCGGATTCA